ATCAAATGCTGATGTACCTTTGTAACCAACGCAGAAGAACTGTGTAGCACCTTGGTTAGCAGTATATGGATCAACATACACTTTATACTTACCATTGAGAACACCAGCGAAAGTTGTAGATGCTTCGTCAACATTTAATGATGTTGAAAGAGCAGGTGCGTAATCTAATACACCAGCCATAGCTAAAGCTGAAGCTACGTCAGATGAACATAGAATGAAATTACCACGACCTCTACGTGTTTGTTGAGCAATCGCGTTAGCTTCACGTTCGATTTGGAATAAGAGACCTTTAAATTTCTCTACAGACCAACGACCGTTAGAGTCAACGTCTAAGTCGAATGTACCTGCAACTGCTGTACCAACTTGAGCACCTGATTTAGCTGAGTAGTAAACTGTGCGAATAACTTCACGGTTAATTTCAGCAAGGATTTCTGTTGATAAGATGTTGCTTAGTTCGCCTTCAGCATCTAAACCATGAACTGATTTAAGATCTTGAGCTAATTCGATTGAGTACTCAGCTTTAAGAGCACGTGTTTTCGCTGTTACAGATGTTTTCTCGATTGAGAAAGCCATTTGAGCGAAAGAACCGTCTGCTGTTACGCCTGAACCTAATGCTTCACCTTGAGCTGTTGTTAAACCACGGCCGATACCATTGTTTGCTGGATCCCAAGCTGAAGAACCGTTAGCTGTACCATCACCTGCAAAGCCAGTTTGAGCTTCATTGAATAAAGCTTCGTCACCATTTTGTGAAGTATAACGTGATTTCATCGCGAAGATCAAACCAGTTGGTTGTGTCATTGGTTGAACACCAGCGATATCGTAAGCGATCATTTGTGGCATAGCACGACGAACAAGAGCGATAAGAACTGGGTCGAAACCTGATACTGTACCTGTTGAAGCACCAGCACCGCCTAAACCGATACCAGAACCACCTGCGTTAGTTGGGCCTGATTCGAATAAAGCTTCTGCTGATTTTTGCATTTCGCGTTCTTGATTTTCTAAAAGAACAGCGGTAACTTCCTTACGGTAGTTATCTTTAATAGCTGGAAGTGAGTCGTGGTTTAAAACCGGCGCCCATTTTTCCATTAATTGTTGTCTAGTTGACATTTTGTTTTCCTTATTTTAAGTTGTTAAGAACTGACATGTAATTCTTCATCTTAGGATCAGTCACTTTAGTAGTATTACCTTCAGTGATCATTTCCACAGGTGAATCAGTCACTACAGACTCAACAATTGTTGATGTCTTGTTTGTGAAATAATTTTCACGGATTGTCTGAATTTTCTTTTCGAAAGTTTCAGCATCATCAAAAGTTAATTCTTCAGCTAAGCCAAGGAATTTTTCTTTATCAGTTTCTGCTAAACCATCAGCACCAGCATCGATGATAGATTCACGTTGAGCAACATTAATGACTTGCGCCATTTCAACGTTAACTGCAACTGCTTCATCTAACTTAGCTTGTAGGTCTAGTACTGTTTCTTCCATAGAACCTAATACATCAAATTTTTCCTCAGGAATATCGATATAGTGTTCTTCAAATAGGCCTTTTAGACCAGAAACAAAACCTTCTAAGATTTCAGATTTCATACCATTTTCAAGGGCAATTTCATTATTTTCCATCCACTGCTCGACAACGTAGTCGAGGTATCCATCAACTTTTTCAACAAGACCCTCTTGATTCTGAGCAACGGCTTCTTCAAGTCGTGCATCGAATTCTTCTTCTAAACGAGTTACTTCATCTTTTACTCGAGTTAAAATTGCTGCTTCGAAAATTGTAGCTGCTTTTTGTTTGAATTCCTCTGTGAGGTCTTCACCATTAATAAGAGCATCTACATCTTCTTTAACTGAAGTAGCTGTACGGATAGTTTTTTGGTCACCAGCATTAGCGTTAGCTGTAGCTTTATTGGCAACTTTACCTGGACCGCCATGTGCTGCTTCGTCTTCATCTTGTACGTTTTTTTCTGCATTATCAGGATTATCGCCTGGATTTGATGCAGGTATTACGTTTGTAGCAGTACGAATAGGTGCTTGATCACCAGCTGCTTCTTTACCAGAACCACCGCCGCCTGGAGGAGCACTGATTGAACCTGCTGGACGAATCACAGCTTGATCACCTGCTTGAGCATTCGCAACTACTGTGTTTGCTTCTTCTAAAACATCATCACTAGCGAATTCAGCTGTTTTTGATTCAGCTAAGATCGAAGCGATTTTTTGTTCGATTGATTGTGACATACTTATCTCCTGTTGTATCTAAATAGATATTACTAATATTTATAGTTATTTAATCTTCGCAAGAAAGCTCATGAAAGCCTTAACTTTCGCTTCTTCCAAATTTTTACTTGAAGCACGGCGAATATTCGCTTGCATTTCTCGTAAGTCTTTCTCCACAAATCTTCCATCGACCATAACCCACTCTTTAGACTCCATTACACCCTCAACGAAAGCATTGGGAGCGGACGGGTCAGCTACGATGTCTGCAGCTGTCGCTAAAGTGAAATCTTTACCTACGTAAGCAACATCGCCCTTACGATCTAAAGAACCCATACCACGAGATGAAACACCAAGTGTTGCACCTTCATCGATAAGAGACTTAACAATCTTGCCATATGGTGTATCCATGATTTTAGCTTTACCAACAAAGTTGTCTCCATCTCTGTGTAAGGACTTAATCATATGTGATACACGATCAAGATTAATCGTAGGAGAATCAGGATGACCTAATTCACCAAAAGCACGACTCTTGTTTACGTACTCATCGTTATATCGTTTTACCTCATTATCCAAGATTTCTACTGGATAGATGCGGCCGTTACGATTCTTTAAGTTCGATTGAAGGAATACACCTTCAATGAAGTATTGTTTACCTTTACCTAGTTTATCTTCAACTATGTATTTTACTGACTCGGTATGTTCTTTAATTAGTTTCATTATTCACCTACCTTAGTTGTATCATCGTAGATACTGAACGCTGCTGTTTCGATTGTGCTATAGTAACCTTGATCTTTACGTAATACTAAGAATGTGGTAGCATTTGCTCCACTAGCTCCGGCATGGGTAACTAAGATGTTCTTATTACTTTGACCATTCTCAGTAAAGCCGTACTGATTAAACTGTACTGTTGGGCAATTTTCTGGGGCGCCAGCAAATACTAGATGACCTGTAGCACCAGTAGCTCCACGTCTAATAGACATAGAAGAACCAAGTGTACCTGAACTAATGACTGTAGCTAAGTTAACTACAGGACCAGTAGCTCCAACTGCACCAGTAGCACCTAACCTTTGGTTTGATGTTACATAATCAGATAAAGTTAAAGTAACATTATCGTTTGCTCCAGATACTGAAACAATTACTTCTTTATCTGTATTCTTAATAATATGGGTATCTAATGCCATCTTTTATTCTCCGATGTGTTTAAGTACAGAGATGAAGTTTTCTTTGCTTTGTCTCATGTGCTCAATAATTTCTTTTTGGTTTTTAAATAAACTATTTAATCTCAATTGGGTGTATTCATTGATTGCAATGATACTACCATCTTCTAGCTTGTAGTCAATCTTACCTTCTACAAGTTTATCTAATTTGTTTAGTTCTCTTATATCCTGAACAACTGGATCTACAGTAAAAAGTTTAGAGGAAGCAAGTTCTATGTATGACTCTATTAAAGTATCTGTAACTTTTATGTCGTGATGTTCTTTAATTATATTTAATATCTTATTTTCTGATATATCGTCGTATACTTCTGTCTTAATTTGCTCTTCTAAGTCTTTTGTATTGTATTGTTTTAATATATAATGTCTTGCTTCCTCTATCCCTTTAAACTCTGTTACTTCTTTATCTACTAATACAGTACCATCTACTGTTATTTCAATAAGATGTCCATTACTATGGAGCTGTTCTGTAATTTCAGCTCCAGTAATGTCTTGAGATAATTTTCTATTAAACTGCTTAAAATACATTATGCGTATCCGCGGTCCGTTTTAACATAACCAGGTTTCATCGCATCCATAGCATTTTCTTTTTTAACCTTCTTCTTTTCATCTGAAATACTGATTTTACCAGTCATCGCATCTGGTAATGAACCATTTGGTAAAGAAGGCAAATTAGCAGGACCAGCACCAGTTGGATTATATGGATCATTCTCCATACAATTACATTTCTTAGCGGCCTCTATTAAAGAAGCATCTAAACCTAGTGCATTTGGATCCATTTTGTTTATCATTATTTTTTTACTCTATACATGTCTTCAATATCATC